AAAGCCATTGGTAGTTTCTTTTGTTTTTTAGTTAGCATAGCTTCTCCTTAGTTAGCAAATTTACCACCTGACCATTTAGCATCAGGTAATCCATTTTTATATTCTCCACCAGAATATGTCAAAACTTGTTTTCTATTAGACCCCTCGTGAAAACTTACATGAATCCAACCACTATTAGGCTCTCCCTCTTTCCAAAATTCTAAAATACATTGGTCAAAATTTACGTTATTAGTAAGCCACAAAGCGACCTCTAAATTTGATACTCCAGCTATTTCAAAATCAACTGCTTGACCTAAACAATGCTGTGATGTTGCTTTGCTACCAATAGCTTCTGATAATTCAGGACTCCTGTATCCGCTAGTAATTGTGACAGGCTTATCAAACTTTGCTCGTACAGGCTCTAATACCTCATAACAAAGATCGCCTAAGTTTTTTATTTCTCCACTACCAGCTTTATTTTTAATACCTTTTCTTGTAGCTGTTTGAGATTTTTCCATCTCCTCTAAAGTGAAATGTTTGCTTAATTGCATAATTTATACCATAGTTAAAGCAAGTGAGTATGTGGTTTGGTGGAATACCCACTTGCGATCTTTTTTATACCAATTTTTCACTATAATATCAATTCATTCATAATAAATTAAATGATATTGATATTCTTTCTTCTTTAGTCAAATTGGGTTTTACAAAATGCTTTAAAAAAGCTGGAAATAACAAAAGTTGATTTGGTGTAGGTGTTATTGTCCATGATGAACTTGTATTATTGTTATATTTAATAATTTTATTTTCCCAAGCATAACCAATACCATCTGCATTAGGATTTTCAAATGTTATCGCACCACTTTCTTTTGAACATTGAACATAATATACACCTGATATACATGAATTTGGGTGATTATGTAAAGTATTATAATCTTTAAAATAATTTTTATTTATCCACATATTTTGTAAAATTGATTTATCTTCTAAATCTAATTGTTTTTTAAAATAATTTGCATTATCAATAATTGCTTTACTTAAAAAATTAATATGAGTGTTTGTTTTCATATTAATATCATTACTTTGATAACCACCTTGATTACTTATAATTCTTCCCTTATCTGTGTTTGTTATTTTATTAATTTCTTTTTTTAAATTATCTAGGTTAAAATTCAAACTTACATTCCAAATACTTGTAATAAAAATATTTTGTAGCATTAATTATAGTTTAACAAAACAAATGTTGTAATTTTTTCTTTTGTTGGAAAAACAAATTTAAGACTATTGTTAGTATTAAGTTTTATTAATTGATTTTCAGTACATTTTAAAAATGCTTCATCTATAACAATTCCACCATCACTATTATTAGAAAACAATATTGCTATTTCTGAATTTGGTTTATATCTAGTTAATTGATACTCTATTCTTTGTGGTTTATTTGGTAATAAATGAAATGACAAACTATGTATTTTTTTTGTAGTAATTTTATCCAGCACAGGCTTACACATTGTAAAATAATTTATAAAATTATGACTTGTCAATGTTGAGTCTTTTATAATTTGATTTTTAAATTGAAAATGATTTGATGGTCTAAAATTTATATAATCATTATAAAACCAATAAAAAGTGTCTCCATTTACAGTATTTTTAATGTCTGAAAATGAAACTTTATCTATAAAATTGTTTATTATTTCATATTTATTCATAATGATAATGTCCTGTTGTTATATATTTTGTTTCAGTATTTGAAACTAGACCTTTGTGTTGAAAAGTCCAATCAGTACCCCAAATGACAGTTAAACCTTTTTCAGGTTTTATTTTTAAATTTTGATAATAAAATGCTGTTTCTCCACCATCATTTACATCATTTAGATATGTCATAAATGTAAGATGTCTATTAGCTTCTTTCATTCCTGTTCTTTCAGAGTGCCAACCATGATAGGCTTGATTAGGTTTATATTTTTGGATATTAAATGCTTTTGTTGTTAAACCCCATCTTCCTTGACCTAAACTACAATATTTATATTTTTTTTTGTATTCTTCCAAAACTTTTTCTAAATGTCTTAAATATTCTTGTATTAAAGGGTCTTGAATTTGTAAAACAAATATATCAGTTGAATCTTTAATTTTTTTATCTACCCAACCAGTTCCTACTTTACCTTGTAATTTAAAAGGGTTTTCTTCATAATAATTTATAAGATCATCACAAAGTTTATTATTATCTAAATACCAACCTGATATAAAATTATTTTTTTTGTTAATTGTATGTTCTCTTAGCATCAATGCTAGAATATAATGTTTTTATTAGTTTTCGCCTTGTTCCCAAGATTGGCTTTCTTCATTCCAAATATAATTATTGTCATCATTAGGTTTTTTTACAGGTGGTATCCATACACACCTTTCTTCGTCTATTATCCATGTTGGATATGGTTTTGGTGGTATAAATGCATCTCTATCATCATCATATTTCCAACCTACTCCTGGGAAATTTTTTCTAAAAGGTGTTCCATCTAATTTATGTTCTCCCTCTGATGTGTTGTATGAAGTTTGACACCAAAATGGATAATCATATAGTTCTGTTAAAAAATCAATTCCTTTTTGTTCATGCTCTATTCCATTTTCATCTGTAATAACATCATTACTTACAGAAACAACTTGTAAAACTTTACCATTTATTCCTAATTTACAAAAACTAGCCATTATGCTGTATAACTCCCTGTTGAATTAAAGGTTACTATTGTGTTTGAGCCACTTGTTGTGACAGTTGGAGAACCTGTTACAGTGCTTGAATAATTTGCAGTTGGAATACTAAGTATAACAACTCCCTTACCTCCAGCACCTCCATTATGATTTGGAGAACCACCACCTCCAGCACCTCCACCACCACCAGTATTTGCAGTACCAGATTGTCCTGAGCCACCATTACCAGCGTTTCCACCGCCTCCTGAACCACCAGATCCTTGTGAACTTTGTCCTCCTCCTCCACCACCACCAGCACGAGTTACTGATGATCCTGTAATTGAATTTGCAGAACCATTACCACCATTTCCTCCAGCAGTAGAACTTTGAAAATTTTGTCCAGCTTGACCAGCACCTCCTCCTCCACCACCTGGAGAAGTATTTTCAGCAGAGCCATTTCCTCCATCATTTCCTTGTGATGGAGATGTACTTGGAGTATTACCATCGCCACCAGCATAACTAATACCTGATGAATCATTTTGACCTCCACCACCACCGCCTGAACCACCATCTTGTCCTACTCTTGATTCAGTTCCACCTCGACCACCTCCAGCACTTTCAAATGTTGTAAATCCTGACCCTGAAACAGAACTATTGCTTCCATTAGAACCCTCTCCAGCAGGAGAACCACTACCATCTACTCCTCCAGTTCCACCATCGCCAACTGTCACAGTGTATGATGTTCCAACATTTAAAGCTGCAGTCTGTGTCCTAAATCCACCAGCACCACCGCCACCGCCACCATAGGCATGATTTCCTCCACCATTACCAATAGCACCGCCACCACCTCCACCAGCAACAACTAACATATCAACATTATAACTTGCTGGTAATTCACTCGCTAAACCTGATTGTGTTACAACCCAACCTTTAGTGCTGTCTGCATAAACGATTGTGACAGCTATACCCTCTGTAGTCAATACAGGGTTTGATGTTTCCCCCTCGACAGGAGAGCCATTTCTATTTACTGTGACTTTATTTGAATCAAAAGTTTTTGCATAATCTTTTATAGCAACAGTATTTCCTGAAGATGGAGATGATGGTAAAGTGACAGTAACCTCTCCACTTGTTGTATTTACAAAATAACCCTCTCCATTAACTGCTGTAAAATTAGCTGTTTTTATTGATGATTGCCAAGTAATTGCACCACCTCCAGCAGAAGAAACAAAAGATAAATTACCAGAACCATCTGTTGCTAAAACTTGATCTGCTGACCCATCAGCATTTGGAAATTTAATTCCATCTAAATTTAATTTACCTGAACCTTTTGGTGTTAGTTTTAGATCAATGTTAGTATCTCCACCTGTTGCCGATATTTCAGGTGCATTTCCTGTTGCAGAATTTGTGACATCAATTTGATTTACTGCTGATGCAGTTGTTTGAAAAATAATTTGCTCATTGTTATTTTCATCTAATATTGCGTGAGCATCGTCTATTATAATATTGTGTGAATTAGTATCTAAATTTCCACCAAGCTGTGGAGTAGTGTCATTAACAATGTCAAATGAAACTGTACTATCAAGCCAATTGACTGTATTAGCTGAAGTATCTATTGTCGCTAAACTTATATCATCACTTCCATCAAAAAATTTAAGTGTTAAACTATTTGACCCAGCATTGGTCGTATCAAGCCAGATCGTACCTGTGGTTGCTGAAGATGGTCTTGAAGATCCTGAATTGTTAGAATTTTGTGCTGCTAAAATATTATTAAGTTCCGTACGAAAGGAACTAAAGCCCTGATTGTCTAATATAAAATCCGATACTTGCGCCATATAAATCTCTTATAGTTAAAAATTATGTAGATTTCAAGCCAAAACCAACAGCTTGGTAATCAAATGTCCTACTAATTCCTGTATTACTACTATTATAAAACCTTATTGTAAAGGCTGTTTTTGACTTTGACGTGATTTGATAATAGTCGCCTGTTTGTAATCCTTGAGCACTAATTCCAATACTAGGTGTCGCATAAAATGAATTAACAAAAGTTATAGTTGTTCCTGAAGCATCAGAAACTACATCTTGACTAGCTTCTGTTCTTTTTTCCATATTTACTTTTGTTTGAAGTGTATGAACTTTTGCTCTAACTTTATTATTATCTGATGTTAATTTACATCTAAATTTAAAAAATTTACCTTTAATAGTGCTTTGTTGTGCAATTTTCTGAAAGGTAGAAATATTATCTAAACTTGTATTATCTGATCCAACTTGAACTTCTGCTCCACATTGTATTTCAGGCGATCCATCATATGGACCCTTTGCGTCGTCGTAAAGTGTAGCTCCTCTTCCAGAATCATGCAAATCATATTCATCTTCAGAACTCATTCCTACAACAACACCTAAATTTGTGTCATAAATTGCATCTAATGATAATGTATTGCTAAAAGTATAAAAACCTGATGATTTAACATTTGCATTAAAATTTGTAGGATTAGAAGTAGAATCTGTTCCACCTAAATCAAAAACACCTTCTGCTGAATCTATATTTCCAACAAGACTATCGACTTGTGTTATCGTATCTAAAATTAATACTTTTCTGCCAGCATTATCTGTTGATATTGATACACTAGAATCTCTTGTTCCTAAAAAATCTGCCATTATTCACTCAAGGTTAATATATTTGTAAAATTTTGCAATCCTGAAATATTAGTAGATACAATAGAAGCATTTGCAGAACTATTTCCTAATTTGTCAACTGCTTTAATACAGAAAGAGCCTGTTGCAGAATTAACTACTAATGAATTTGATTTTCTTCTAACTACTTTTGCAATAGGTGTACTTTCATTCCATGTCGCTCCACTTATGACATCTTGAAATCTAATTTCGTACCAACTTATATCTAAATCTTCAACAGGTGTCCAAGACAATTCCATTTGATTTGACCCTACCATTGAGATTGATAAATCTGAAACATCGCTAGGTGTTTCTGTTGCACCTATTATTTTTCTTGATGCAGTCACATATGAAGAAGATACACCAAAACTATTGATTGCTTTTACACGAACATTGTAAGTCACATCATCTACTGCATTTAATAATTCATGTCTTAATTGTGTTCCATTTGAAATAATTTTAAAATTAGTTTCTGTACTTTGTTTAGCTTCTACTTGATAATATTGAACAAACTTATCAGTACTTGCAGTAATTAAAATATTTAATCTTGTTAATACAATTCCATCAGCATATTCAATCATCTCATCTGATAAAGTTATTCCAGCTGGTGGTTGAATAGAAAATGGAGTAGGTAAATTAGTTGATGGTGTACTTGATACTTGACCTTTAGTTGCCCAAGTATAATGAGAATCTTGATGTTCAATTAATCCTAAAGTGATTGAATAATCTTCATTAAAATTCATAGAAATAACTCTAAATGCTTTTGAAGTAAAACCCAAACTAGATAGAGTTACATTTACAATATCTCCTATATGTAATTCGTATGCTTTAAATCCACAATTTATATTTAAACCTAGAGCTTCCCTTGATCTACGCAATATAATTTCTGCCATCTCCTCTGCCTGATAAGTTGAAGTAAGTGTTCTAAAATCAAACCTACCCTCTAATAAGAATCCTCCATCAGCTGTTTTCATTGTTGCATGTTTATCTGCTGTTGAATAACCACTGTCGTCTATAGCTGGGTACTGTACCTCGTCAACCTGATAATTTCTTTCAGGATTAACATATGAAACAATCACCCTGTTATATTTAGAATTTTTACTAGGACTAGCTAAAGAGAATCCACCTATAATATCATCTTCTGTCAATGATACAGATGCACTGCCTGTTGTTTCTATAACTAATCTATATTTACCTTGAACAAAAGGAAGATACCCTCTCATACCTTTGACTAATTCTCTTACATTATCAATAACCTTTTTTGATGTATCTATAACTGCATTACAATCAAATATATTTATATCACTAGCACCTGAAAAAGGAGTTACTTGTGTTTCACAAACTTGTGATGCATCATAAAAACTTTGTAAATCTAAACTTGATGTTGCTAAACCTTTTCCATATCTTTCATTTCTTAAATAATCTAATAAACAAAAAGCTGGATTAGTAGAAAAAGATGCAGTTTGTTCTGATAGATTAGATGCTAATGTAATTATTTTTTTACCTTTTACTTTAGCTTGAACAGTAGGGATCCCACCAAATACATCTTGATTCCATTTAAACCTAATAGCTAAATAACAAATTCCAGACAACTTGTGATTCGACCCCCATGAAGATAAAGTTGATAATAAACTAGATGCTGATTGTCCATCTGTTCCAAAATGTGGCTCAATTAATATTGTACTTTCTGCTGATGATCCCTCAACATTAGGATCAGCTTTAAAAAAATTAGAATCAGAACTAGCTACATTTCGTTGAACATTATCTGACAATGCTCCATCAAATGTAACTACTTTATCATCTACTCTTATTTCTTCTATTGAGTTTATTTCTCCCTCACATAAGACTAAAGCAACATATAGATAAGTATTGTCTGTTCCTGATGTTTCTATAAAAACTCTTGTACCGCCTAATAATCTTTCTCCATATAAAACAGGAATAGATGCGTTATTAGATTGTTTATTAACTAATATACCTTTTTCTGTAATATCAAAATCAGTTGATCCATAATCAGGAGTATCAGGTTTTCTTGATCTCATAAAAAGCCAACCAACTGCAAATATACCTAAAGCTACCCAAGGATTAATACCTTTTAAAAATTTTAATATTCTAGCAACTTTAAATACTTTTTTTAATGGTTTTGTAACTGCTTTAAATGCTTTACCCATTCCAAGATTCCTTTACTGTTTTTCTTACAATATTTCTTACACCATTATCTTTATTTAATCTTAACCATTGAGTGTTTTTGTTAACACCAATGTATTTAGTTATATTCTTTAATGACCATTTATATATTTCTTTAATATTTCTTTTAGCTAAAAAATCTAAATGAACAAATATATTACCTGAATTATATTCTTCTACTATGCCTGTTTGTAAAAAATAATTAAGATTTTCCTGATTTAAAAATGTCCAACTTACATATCCATATATACCTTTATCATCTCTAAAAACTTTATATTGGTTATATTTTATAATATCTTTATTTTCTTCAAATAATATTTCATTTGTAAAACAACTATATCTATCAAACGATTTATAAAAATTTATAATATCTTGCATTATTTTCTACCCCATTTAATATCTAATACAGTTTGACTTGAAAAATCCATTCCTACATCTGTACTAAAGAATCTTTGTTGAGATGAATTATTTGTTTTTCTACCTGATTTTTTTTCAAAATCTGCCCAATGAGATACTACTGTAATATTTAAAGCTGATTCATTTTCTGATTCATTTATTTGAAAAGTGTCAATTGTTCCTTGATATAATAATAAGGGATCCGCAATAATAGAATTATTTGTATCTAATAATCCTCTAAAAATAACTACACTATCATTGACTATATTTTCATTTAATGCAGTAGATATAAATGTTTGATCTGCACCTGATAGAGTAATACTTAAACTTGTTTTTGTAATATCTGTTTGTTCTTCAAAGCTAGGTATAGATACTAAAAAAGGAGAAGCTGTATATGTTGTACTTGATCCTGATATTGATGAAGTAAGACTAAAACTATTATCAGTTAAATTTACAGGCGTAGAAAATCCTATTGTCAATAAATGAAATGGTCTTATCTCATTTGTCGCTAGCTGGGTTTTTACTGCCGTCGTTAAGCTTCTCGTCATAAATCTCGTATGTTGTTCTGTTTAGTTTCTCGCTATCTTTTATCATAACAAAACTAAATGTGCCATCAGGTATTTTATTTTTACCTAAATCGTTTGTTTTAAAATCTTCTATTTCAGATTCATCAACTACTTTTTCTGCGATCACATCAACATTGATCCAATGTTTTATAAGATATTTAGCCATTATAGAGATTCTTCTACATCAAATTCAAATTGATATAATACATCTCCATCTTTTGTTGATCCTACTGATCCGAACTCTTGAACATCATTTGTTAAATGAACTGTAAAAGGAACATTATTATAAGTGACTACACTATCATCTGCTAATGCTGAAATTAAAGGTGGCTCAATAGTTACTGTTGCGGCATTAGACGAAGAAGTAACATCATCTATAACCATGTAAACTTTTGAGTGTGAGGCAAATTTAATTAAGTCTCCCGCTTTAAATCTGCCAGCACCATCACTTGCAAAGCCATCTAATGCTATTGTCGTATCTCCTACTGCATGAACTCCATTGACTAAAACTGTGCCTGCTTCACTTCCTTTTGTAGAACTTACATCAGGAGGAATAATTGTAAAATTTTCTTTTCCTGATCTTTGTTTCATAATAAAAGCCATAAGACTTCCATAAATATCTGATCTTTTTCCTATTATAACTTTTGC